TCATGCCCGCCGTGCCGAGCGCCCGGTCGAAGGCGCGCAGATCGTCGTTGACGATCGCCTGCCGAGTGAGCGCAACGATGCGGCCGAAGGTGGCGAGGCGATAGGTTTCCCGGCTCTCCGCGATGGTGCCATAGCTGAACTCGGCGCCTTCCATGACCGGCAGCAGGCCTGGGAAGTTGCCGATCTGGGTCGGGAACAGCGGCTTGAAGTCGGTCGTGGTGATGCCGCGCGTCCAGCGTTCGAAGGTGCGGGGCGCGGTCTGATAGGCCTGCCGCAGACGTTTGCCCGCAACATTGGCGAGGATCAGCGGGAAGTCGCTCGTGCCATGCGGCCCGGCATTGCGGAGCGCGAGCTGCACCACCTCGTTCGCGGTCATGCCGCGGGTGCGGACGCCAACCTGTTGCAGGGTTTCGCGGGCGATCTCGACCAGCGACATGCCGCGATATTCCCGGGCGCGATCCGGCAGGGCATTCGCCGATGGCGCAAGGCGATGGGCAATCGCCTCGGTGATGGCTTCGCGGCGGGTGACGGTCGCATCGAGCCCCCCTGCCGGGAAGGAGACGGCGGTATGGCCGACGCCTCGCTCGTCACGTTCGGCGAGCTTGTCGAGAATGACGCGGCGGGCTTCCTCGATGGCGACGCCGCGCGTGACGAGATCATCGGCAAAGGCGCGCTCGAGCCGGAAGCGATCGGCAAGGCCGAAGATCGCCGCCACACGCTCGCGCTCTTCCGCGCGAACCTGATCGGCATTTGGCCCAGCAGGTGGCGGATCGGTCGGCGCGGGATTGGCGCGTTCATTCGCGGAAGGCGCTTGTACAGTATCCGGCGCGGCTTCACGGGTCTGGACAGGTTCGTCCATGGCGGCAGTCTCCATTGTTCGGGTGTGGGAAGTGATGAGTTCAAAGGGAAAGCTCGGCGCCTCGTCCGCCGCGCGGACTTGCGCGCCGGGATCGGCGCCGACGGCGACGAAGGACAGTTCGTGCGGCGTCCAGCGCTCGACGAACCAGCGTTCAGGTTCTCCGACACGTTCGGGCCGTTCGACGCGCACCTTGTCGATGCGGTAGCCGACCGAGATGTTGCGGACGATCCCGTCGGTGGCGAGCGCGAACAGGCGATCGGCGGCTTCATCGACGCCGGGCTTCGGGAAGCGCAAGCTTGCCCGGCCTTCGCCCTTGTCGATCCAGGCGCGTTCGACGACGCCGACAATCGCGCGCGTCGTCCATTGCGAATGGCTGTCGAGCACGGGCGCGTGCGCCTGGAGGCGCGAGAGATTGACCGCATCGCGCGAGACCACGAGGATTTCCTCGTAGTCGATCGCGGTATCGAAGCCGGTCCAGCGACGGCGGCGCACGGAGGCTCCGGTGGTCCAGACGACTTCGACGGTTCGGGTCTCGGCCTCGATCGAGGCGACCGGCGCAAGCCGGGTCTGCATTGGCAGCGCGTTCCCCATAGGCGGCGCGCCGCGCGAAGGCGGTTGAGCAGGTTTCATGGTGTCCTCGAAGAAGATCAGTCGCCGGGCTTGGGCTTCGGCTTGCCCGGCGGCTCGTTATCTGCGGTGTCACCGGCCGGATCATTCGGATCGGGCTGCGCCGTTCCCGCCTTGGTCATCATGCGCGGATCGCTATCGAGCACGATCTTCAGCCGATCGAGAGCCGCGTTCATGTCAGCGATTTCGCCCAGCTGTGAGGCGGGATCGTAGCCCTGCCGGGCGATGGCCTGGGCGAGAGTCATGGTGCCCGAGCGCAGCATGAGAAGATCAGCCTGCGCGTCCTTCAGGGGATCGACGGCATCGAAGCGCGGCGGTTGCCATTCGACTTTGACCACGGGGTTCGGGATCAATCCCGCAACCCAAGCCGCCTCGGTGAACCAGCGCCAGACCGGTTCGCAAAAGCCCGGGATCACCAATTGCCATTGCAGGGCATCGACCATGCGCCGGAATTCGACGAGACCGCCGCGCAGGCTCGAATAGTTGACCTGAGACAGATCGCCGGTGAGCAACTCGTAAGGCACGCGGTATCCGGCGGCGATGATGTGCAGCTGCGCCCGCAGCCATTCCGAGACGCCAGCCGTTGAAGCGGGCTGGTTGAACTTGATGTCCTTGCCGCCGCGCGCATAGGCGATCAAGCCGGGCTCGAACTGCTCAATGGTCTTGCCTTCGGCATCGACGACGGTCGGCGCCACGCCCTGATCGGCCTCATCCGCGCCGAGCACCACGCCGACAAGGCAGGCCTCGGTTTTCTTGCGGACAAGCTCGGCATTGGTCCAATCATCAAGATCGCGGATCGCCCGCATGGCTGGCGCGCCCCAGGGCACGCCGCGGCTTTGCACGCGCTGGCGCTCGAAGAGATGGGCGATACCATCCGCAGGCACGCGCGCCGAAGTGAGGCTGCGCGACAGCGGCACGCTGGTGTCGCCGGGATGATCGGGAAACAGCCAATAGGCGCGGCGTCGGCCGATGGCGTCATATTCGATGCCGCGCACGATCCGTCCGCCGTCGGGAAGTGCACCGATCTTGGTGTCGTCAAGGTGATCGGCTTCGAGCAGTTGAAGCTGCAAGGGAACCGGCAGCTTGTCTTCGGCGCGGCGGATGCGACGGCGCAGGAACACGTCGCCGCCTTCGATCATCTCGCGCACGGCGAGCGTAGTGAGGCCGTGAAAATCGGCGAGGCCATCAGCGTCCGATCGCGCTGCCCAGGCCTCCCAGAGTTCATTGATCCTGTTGTCGAGTGCATCCGTTCCGGTCGCCGCGCGCGGCCTGATCCCGGCGCCGACGATGTTGTTCACCAACACCGCCACGGCCTTCGCCGCATGCGGATTATTGCGTGTCAGATCCCTCATGCGGTCGCGCAACCGCGACGCGCCGGCAGCGATCTCGCCGTCGGCGGAGCTAGACGACGACCGCCAGCCATCGGTGCGTCGCCCGACCGCTGCGCCGTCATAGGCGCGCGCGAGCTTCTCGAACGCCTGGCGTTCCAGAAGCCGCTTGCGAGCGGCGCCCGGCGCTACGCTGGCGAGGGCGCGATCGATCCAGTTCGCGGCCATTACCGATCACCGCGGCGGAAGCTTGCAAATCCCGCGATCGGGCGCGGATTGCCGGATGTGGCGGCGATTTCGGTCTCAATGGTTCGGATGCGCTTCAGGAGATCGTCCGCCGATCCGTATTCGACGGTTTTGCCGTCATAGGTGACGCGCAGGGTTCCGCCCGCGAAGGCGCGCTTCAGCGCATCGAGTTCGGTCTGCGTCCAGGGCATCGGAAATCCCGCAAGTGTTCAGAACCATTTGTCGCGCCGCCCGAGCCAGTCGGAGCGGCGTACCGGAGCGGCCGTGGGCGAAAGACCGCGCTGATCGACGGGCCGCGCTTCGTCCTCGGCTGCGACCCGAAGCTCTTCTTCGAGCGCTTCGAACTTGGCATCGTCGAACCGGTCGATCCCGAGCAGCCACGCGGCGGCGCGGGCATAGACCCGGCAATCGAGCGCCTCGTTGCGCTCGCGCATCTGCCGCCATTCGAGTTTCGAGAAGCCGCGCCGGTCGCGCACCGTCACCAGTTGCTCGGCGACAAGCTGCTTCACCCATTCGGCGGTGACGCTTTTCGGCAGGTGCACGAAGCCGTCCGGAAACGGCGTGCCTGCGGCGAGTTCTTCATCGGTCGGGCGGTCAAGCCGCAGGAAGCGGTAGGTCTCAGATTTGAAGACGGCGACCGAGACCTTCCAGAGCTTCACGCCCCGCCGGATCGTGCGGCCATGCTCGTTGACATCGACATAGGTCGGGCCATCCACCGGAGTGGAGCGGTCGAAGCCATCGACACCCTTGATCGCAAGCGCCTGGCCGACGCCGACGGGCCGGACCCAGGCATAGACCGCGGCAGTGTTGCGCCCGTCGCCCGAGTCGATCGCAAGCCGCGCGATCCGCATCCGGGCGCCGTTCTCGTGGCGCCACGTCTGGCCGAGCAGCGCCGTCAGCTTTCCCCAGACCTCATCGCGGGAGGTGTCGCCTTCGAGCACGATGTGTTCGACGAGCGCGCTGGTGAGCTGTCGGCCCCACGCCCAGATATCGACCTCGATCCGGTCGTGCTGAACGTCGGCGCCGGCCGTCAGGATCAAGCCGCAGCCCGGGACGAAAGGCGCGAAGTCTTCCCGCCGCTCGTAGAGGCGCTGCCAATCCGGCGCTTCGCCGCGTTCCTGCCACGTCTCGCCGAGTAGCGTGTTCTTGGCGGCCTTGAGCGCCGCATCATCGCCCTGGGCGGCTTCCCATTCGCGGGCGATATCGGCCCAGCCGAGCCAGCCCACAGGCGAATAGAGCCCGGAGATGTGAAAGCCGACGCAATGCGGATCGGCTGGCGTCGCGGTTGATCGCCATTCGCCCGCCGACAGCATCGCCGTCTTGTGGTGCTCGGCGATCGGCTGATCGCAGCCTTCGCAATGATAGGCGGCGCTCGTCGGTTCACCGCTGGTCCATTTCAGGCGCTCGAACTTGAGCCATTGCATCAGGCCGCAATGCGGGCACGGCACGAAGAAGCGGCGCTGATCGCTTGCTTCGAATTCGCGTTCGATCCGCGACAGGCCCTTGATCGTCGGCGTCGAGACCAGAAACACCTTGGCGCGGTGGCCAAAGGTGCGCGTGCGGGCGATGGCGAGCGCGACCGGATCGCCTTCGCCATCGACATCGCCCTCATAGGCGTCCACCTCGTCGAGGAAGACATACCGGGCGGGCATCGAACGCAGACCGACGGCGGAATTGGCGCCGGTCAGCACGAGCTGCCCGCCAGCGAATTTCTTGGCGAGCACCGTGTTGCCGCTATCGCGCGAGCGCGACGGCAGGATCAGCGCCCGAAGTTCCGGGCTTTCGTCGATC